TAACAGTGTAATAAATGGAGACTCTCTGCCATCAATAAGATATCCACTACCAGATCCAGTTCCAAAGTAACGGTGATTTGATGTTTTGCTTGCGACCGTAACTGTAAATGTTTCTGTTGCAGAACTTACAGCACCTACAAGTGCCTTATAGTCAGAAAGTTGTCTGGCAGTGGCAATACCAGAAACACTTAGATTACCTGAAGCATTTAAACTACCACTAAAACTAGCAGTGCCCGTCAATCCACTAATTCTTGCAACTTCTGAGAGAGAACCAAAACTTCCTCTTTGGTTAAAAATCCAATCCCCTATACCATAATTTGCACCGACTCCAGTATAACTTGAATTAAAATTAAAGTTAGGAGTTGAATAATAGATATCACCAAAATAGATATTTCCAGACAAAGACAATGTATTAGGAGTAAAGTATGAGTTATTACCACCCAAACTGAAACCACCGTTTTGAGACGTTATAATTCCAGTTGATACGACTGATGATGCAACTAAAGTCTCAAGAAAAGTATTTCCTTTTACTGTAAGAGCACTTGTTGGATTTGTGGTTCCGATGCCAACATTAGAGAGTGTATGAATACCAGCAGCAGTGGTTACAAATTGGGATGATCCACTACCACTAGATGCTGTTACGGTTACAATACCAGCAGAAATCGAAGAAACTGTTAAGTTGTCTCCAAAATCAATAGTTCCTGCAGTTCCTACTGTTGAACCACTATCTTTAATTACAACACCAGATCCAGATCCAACAACACCTGTAAGTGCAGAACCATCAATTGCAGGAAGTGCTCCTGTTAATTGACCTGCTGGAAGACTGGTTAAGTTTGAACCAGAACCAGAGAATGATGTTGCTGTTACTACACCAGAAACACTTAGTTGATTTGTGAAAGTAGTTCCAGTAACAGTTACATTCTCAAGAGCGGATGTTCCTTTTACTGTAAGAGCACTTGTTGGATTTGTGGTTCCAATGCCCACCAATCCAGCAGTGGTTGTGGTAATAACTGTTCCACCAGCACCAACCTTGAAAGATCCTAATGTATTTCCTGCTCCAACAAGAGTGCTTGCTGCTCCAACTTGCAAATCTCCACCGACGAACGCATTATTGTCTGCGTGGAAATTTGTATATACTCTGACTAATCTATTCCAATGATTTCCTCCGCTATAAACTCTCAGTGCATCAAACTGTTGGTTTGGAGATCCAAGTTGAGTTGTTCTAAAAACAAAACTTGAATCTGTGCCTGTTCCGTTTGTGCCGGAGTCTATTTGGAAAGTAACTACATCACTATTACTTTGGTCAATATAAGAGTTGCTTCCAAATCTTAGGGTATTTGATGATGATGTTAAATTAGCAAGAGTTAAATTGCTTCTAAATGTTGCAATTCCAGAGAATAATGAATTACCAACAACTGTTAGTCTTGAGGTTGGTGTTACTGTACCAATTGCAACATTTCCTGTAGTGCTAATACCAGAAGCACCACTTCCCCAATAGTTGAGTCCAGAACCACTTCCGCCAGAAATGATTGATCCTCCAGCATAAAATGCCGTTGCACTAATGATTCCCGTATTTCCGTCAATGGATACTCCAGAACCAACCAGAATTTTATTTGAAGGTCCATCTAAAACGATAGAAGAAGATCCTACAGTTAAAATTCCAGTAACTCTTGCATTGCCGTTTACATGCAATGAAGTTCCAGAGGCACCAACTGCACCAACCTCAAGAGCAAATCTTGGATTTGTGGTTCCAATACCAACATTTGATGTAGTATTAATACCGGCAGCAGTTTTTCTCCATGTAGGAATTAAATCGGTGCCATCTCCAAGAAAATTATAAAGTTCAGAAAAATTATCATTAATTTTACCACCAGCAATTCTTAAATTATCACCAGTTCCATCATTTGCGATTGAACCAGTATTTATTGCTACTCTTGACATTTTATGTTAGGTTTTCTTTTATTTATTTTTAAAGTTAACTAGTATAGTTCAGATACTTCAGTGGAGCAGTACGATTTACTAAGGTTGATGTTGTTATTCCACCAGTGCCTCTTAAAGTGTAAGAATTAAATGTCCCATTCTCAAGAGGTTCTGATAATGCAATTTTACCCCAACTGAAATTTCCGAAGTAATTTGAAGTAGAAATTCCTAAGAAAGTTCCAGATCCAAATCCAATTCCTATAGAACTGAATTCATATGCAGTTGAATCAAATGTTATGAGGGTAGAACTAAAATCAACAGTGCTGATACCAGTTTTTGCATGAACTCTTCTTACGTGTGTCGTTCCAATTCCAATAATATTAACTGCAATATTTTGTACAGAGGAAACTTGATAAACATTATCCAAGAATTGTGTTCCAATACCAATAATTTGATTAGAACTACTGAAAGAGTTAATGGATGTTGAAGCTTGTCCAACATTTGAGTTATAGATGACGAAGAAATCTCCTGTAGAAATGCCACTAATTGTAATAGCAGAACCAACTAGAGTTGAATTCCTTAAGAAAGAGTCAGTAGGAATAAACAAGTCAAATATTGCTTCAAGTGTTGTTGTTCCAACACCAACAATAACACCAGAATCGCCAGAGTATGATGTAATATTTACAGTTTCATTTAATAAAGTTGGAGGTTCAATAAGAACTGTTGGTGGATTAGAACTAGAATACCCAATTCCATTACTTACGACAGAAATTGAATTTACAACTCCAGAAGAGATTGTAGAAGATGCAGTTGCTTTATAAGTGACTGCCAATCCAACTGGAGCAGCAATTGTTACTATTGGAGAAGATGAATAACCATAACCACCATTGGTAATGGTAATAGAAGTAAGTAATCCTGCTGCGGAAGCAACTGCTGTGGCTGCCGCTGCTACCAGTGAATCTTGAGAAGTAAATGTTATTTGCTTTTGGAAACTTAATAGAGGACTTTCATTTTGGGCATCAAAGAAAGGTTTAACGTTATCAACATACACAGTTGTTGAACCTATTCCTACTCCATTGATCAAATAAGATGATGGATTGATTAGGGGTTCATATTGAATTCTATCTTTTCCTACAATTCTACCATTGATAATTTTATCAGAAGTTTGTTTGCACCACTTTAATGGTCTAATCAATGTATCATTTGTTGTTATTCCTGGACCAGAATATGGATTTGTTTCTAATGAATCAGTTGTATTAATACCAATAACGACTCTCTCGTCTTGTTGTAATCCAGGTCCTTGTCCAAATCCAGGTTCATAATTCAACGTAACCTCATCACCAACTTTAATTGTTTCCAGGACATCCCTAAAAACAACATCAATTGATCCACTACCTTTATAGAATAAAACTTTAACAAAGTCTCCATTTTTAGGAGCCTCACTAAACTCAATTACACTTCCTCCTTCAAAATAATATGCTTCTCCTGGTTTTTGAAGAACATCATTAATGAATACCAGAAGTGTTGCTTTAACATCAATATTTGAACCTTTAGCTGCTCTAATTGTTACAAGACCTCCGTCAAGTTTTAATGGGAACTTTTTAGAAACTCCATCAAATAAATCTTCAAAACTATCAAGAACTTGAAGTTCTCCTAGCACCCAACCAGAGAAGAAATCATTATATGTTTTGTCTATAGTAATTTGGAATTCAGAATATGGTTTTGAAACATCTGTTGGTATTCCAGAATTTCCTCCAATTTGAACTGTTAAAATTTGACCCTGACCATATCCATATCCTGTATTTGTAATTGTAAAGTCAATTACACTAGATCCCTGTCCAACAACAACATCTACCTTTGCTTGAGTACCTATTCCTTGTATAGAAGAGGAACTGTAAATTAAAGGAATATTTGAATATGATAATGGAGAATCAAATATAACATTAGGTGGATTTGATCTTGTATATCCTATTCCTGGATTTGTGATCGCAACCCCAATAATACGACCATTGCTTACAGATGCTGTGCCAATAAAGGTTATGCTAGGAGTTCCTGTACTTGAGGTTTGAACACCTACATTTACAACTGTCTGAATACCAATTCTATATCCAGATCCACTATTACCAATACTAATGGAAGAAATTGTGCCGGCAGCAGAAACAACTGCTGTTCCACCAGCAGCAACAAGAGGTTGCAATCCAAATCCATTTGTAGATCCAACAGAAACAATTATTCCACCAACAGGAATATTTGCATTATTAACATCATATCCAACAGAAGATGCTGTACCTACAAATCTAATACTTGAAATACCCGCACTTTCAATGAGCGTATAATCTTCTGGTTCTGCCTGAGATCCTTGAGGACCTTGAAAAATTCCATTGATTAAAACGACTGCATTGTTTGTAGAGAATCCTGTTATGTTTTGATTATTTGAGGTTAGGGTAAATGTTTTACCAATACCTGTGAATTGATTTGATATTCCATCAAAAATATAATTGGTTTCATAAGTTTCTTGTGCGGTATTTGGAATTCCACTTCTTAAAAATGTTCTACCTTGGAAAGTTGAATAAGTAGTTATTCCTGTCCAATCTCTTTCATTTGGAGGATTCGTTGTTGATCCTATGGGAGTTGGACCATAAGGAGCTTCTGCAAAGTGAATCGTATTTTCTATAATATTGTAGTTTCCATCAATTATTTTGATCAAATCTCCAGCAGAGTGCGTCGATAATCCTGTACCCATCCAAGGACGATCAACTAAAATTACATTAGTGCTACCTAAACCAACAGTATTGATCTTCATTATCTCATTATTAATTTGAATTAGATTGCCGCCAAAGAATGAGGTAATTCCTGAGAAGGTTAATCTATTATCAACTGTTGTTATGTCTTTTACTAAAGTCGTTGTTATTGCAGTTCCAACAATAGGTGACTGGAAATAATTATCAATTGCAATAATATTCTTAGCATTTTGATTTGTCGCCGTTAATGAATGCGAAGTTCCAATACCAACAGAGGTGATATTGAACACAATTGGATTTGCTTTCAATGCATCTGTTGCACTTCTCGCAAGTTTAATTGTACTTTCATTTACTTTAACAATATAAACAGTTGATGGAAGTTTGTCGGTTGTTCCTATTCCAGTAACAACTGTTTGTGCAATACCAATTGCTTGAGTTGTTCCTGCACCAGCGTGTGAATATCTAACTTTTTCCCCAGTTACATAATAATGATCTGGTATTGTAATTGTATCAGATCCAATATTTACAATTGCAGAACTACTACCATTAAAATATCTTAAGAAAATTGGATTTTGCTTGTGAGTTAATTCAAAACTTCTCTTAATAGATCTATCAGTTCCTTCATAATTTCCATAACCACTTATTATTTCAGCATTAACAAAATTAATTGAGTTTTTAGAAATACTTTCTTTATTAAAACTCAATGCATTTTGGAAAACTCTAACTTGTACGTCAATATTTGGTTCTGCTGTAAACGTAATTTGAGTTCCGTTTGTGCTAACTGCAGCACCAACAGTCCCAAGTGAAGAATGTGTTTGAACAATTCCATATTCTGTTATTGATGCCTCTGTTCCGTCATCAGCTACAACAACCTCAGATATTTGATATCTTTGATTTGTTGTATCCTCAACACTTACAATATAATAAGCGCATGAATGATTATTTGGATATTCTGTGATAACAGTTTCTAAAGGAGAAGCAGACGCAGTAATTGATGCAATTCCAGAACTTATGTAACCAGTATTTAATTCATCTGTGCCTATTCCAGTTGATGCTGAAGTAGAACTTGCAATTGAAATGGTGAATGTATTGATTGTGACACCAATTCCAAGAGCAGAATTTGGTTTAAAATCTACTTTGAAGTTTGATCCGTCAAAATATGGAATATACGTTCCCAATCCAGGGGAAGATTCTGGTTGTAAATTATTTGATGTTAATTGTCCATATTCAATTAACTCAACATTTGTTCCGTCTTGAATAATATTGAGTTCGTCAAACTCATAGTAAGATTCATTTGTTGTTCCAATTTCCACTAAAATTTTTGCAGAGCGATATGTATCTGCAATTGAAACAATATTTGTAGCAGAGGATGATCCAGAAGAAATTGAAGTTTGTCCTGATTTAATGTTTACTACATTTCCTAGATTGCTCTGACCGACACCAACTAAGTTACTCTTAAGGTCATGAGATACGCAAGAAATGTCATAATCATTAACTGAATATTTAATTGGGTAGAATGTGAGTTGACCAAGAGAACCACTTACGCTAAAATCAAAAGATCCTAAGTCCAAATAAGTTTCAACTCTACCATATTGATTCAGATAACCATTTACATTATCATGTAAGAGAGAAACTAAAAGAATTTGTCTTTCTGAAGTAAATCTCTTATCTCTCACATAAGTAAAATACTTTTTAGTTCTTGCTGAAGTTAATGTAAACTCATTAATCACACTAAATCTGGTTGGTCTGGCAGTATTATTAAACTGATTGCTAATATCATCAATAATTAGAACTCTGTTTCCAATTGATTCAAAATAATCTGTTAAAATTCTATTTTGTAAGATAATTTCATTTGAAACTAAACCGGTTCCTATTCTGGAAGTTTTTTCTGTCGCAAGATCAAAGACATAAACACAATTTACATCTCCACTTCCTATAATATCAACAACAACGTCAGTTATACTACTATCAGCAAAAATCTTTGCAGAATTTTTATCTTCATCTTGATTTTCAATCATCAAATCTGAGAACTTTAAAAATCCAGAGGTATGATTTAATGTTTGAACAGAGTCATTCCAGGTTTCAATTGGAATTCTAGACTTGAGCGAATATGAGAAATATTGATAGTAATTGTTATCTGCGATTCTTTGAACGTTGTTATTTAAAACGCCGGTATCATAGATCCAACCTTTATTGACTTGTGATGAAGATCCTAATTTTATAAATGAATCAAATTCAATTTTTTTCTTAATAACTCCTCTTGTATTTGAAGACTTCCCTGTTAATATTTCTCCCAGTTGAAAATCACTATCTGTTGATACTTTTAGATATTCAATCTTATTATTCCAACTTTCAACAATACCAATTCCAGACTGAGAAGAAACTTCTTCTTCGATAAAGTAATTGTTTTTCTTTAATTCAATACTAAAGACTGGAAATTCATTTCGATTAATAATTCTACCTTTTGAAGTCAAAGGATCAAATACACCGGGAAATTCATTTGTCTTAAGATAATTTGTTAAATTATATGTGACTGAACCAGTGTTTCCACCTAAAGCTGGATTTACTGCTGTGAGTGTGAATAACTCATATCCATATTCAGAAGAATTAAATCCTCTAGCAGTGGATCCAACACCTACACTAGTGTTTTCAATTAATACCTTATCACCAACTGAGAAAGGAAAAGCATCACTAAATCCAGTATTAAATCCTACGGTTACATTTTTTGTTGTTGCATTATATGTTATAATATTAATACCAACACCGTTAGAGTTATTAATTGGAATTATAGTTGGTGTGGTATTAAACATACCATAAGTATTTTTTGCTATCTTAACAGATGTTGCACCTATTTCATATCTTAAATCAACATTTGCAACTATTTGTTTAGTATATCCATCAATTACCACCAACCCAGGAGGAGTAAGATAATTTTTACCTGCAGATGAAATACC